CCAGCAAGTGTGGTAACCCGGAATCTTCGGCAGATCAGGCAACGCGGCCTGAATAAACTGCTGACGAAACATCTCAACTCGGTCGTCGTCTGACAACTCGCGGCTCTCAGTTGCTGCGCGATCATACGCAGTCCTATTTTCGCGACCTTCGCCAAGAACTTTCTTCAGTCTTTCATCACTCATAAATAACTCGCTCCCTTATTTAGCGAGAAGAAGAATTACGATCATATTCAGCATAACGCTTAATATACTTCTGACGCAAGTTTGGATCATCCCATACCCCGGCGTCAATAAGTGCTTGTTTGCGTTCTGGACTGATATAGACCTCTTTACGGGTAGACGGCGGCGCATATTCGCGCTTTCCACCTACGGGCGGACCGCCTCGCTTAGCCTTTGGCTTTTCCACAGACTCTTCTCCATAACGGTGTGGGAGCCTGCGGGCTACCCGGTTATCAAGTTCAATCCAATAATCTTCCGACGCCGGGTTGTAGCCTTCCGCTGCCAGACGCTGGTCGATGACCTTAACGATTGCCGAGTCCTCATCCCTGCCGGAGGGGTCGTACCAGTTATTGGCCTCGATCCACTCCTTGGCGTAGGCGGTAACGCGGGGGTCCTTCTGCGGCTTTGAGGACTGAGAGTTCTCAGCCTGTTCCTTAGCCGCTTTCAGTTGACGAGCACGCTCCATGGCCGCATCACGAATCTGAAGTGCCTTGGTAACGTCTTCGCCCTGACCCTGCTCGATGGCCTTGGCCATGATGCGCTCGGCCATATTGGCTTCGTTCAAAGCCTCATTGAGCCGCTGGTCAACTGTGTTGATGCTGAACTGCGTCGTCTGCTTTTCAACATTAGCAAGCCGCTTTTTGAACTCTTCGTTCTCGGCCCGCAGGAAAGCCAGTTCACGCTCCTTATGCTCAATCGCAGCCTTGCGGCGGAACTTGCGCTGCTGGCGCTGGGCACGCTTCTCTTCCGGGGTCAGCGGGCGACGGCCATTCTGAGTTTGCTCATCGTCTTGGTCGTCTGAATCAGCAAGACGCTCATCATCCGCATCTTCAGCAGAAGCCTCCTGCTCTGGGGAGTCATCCTCTGCCTGAGCCTCAGGAGGGGTCTCTGTGACTACATACTCCTCCTTTTCAGGAGCCTCATCACTTTCGGTCAGTTTTTCATTAGACATAAGTGCCTCAGATAAATGCCTTGGTCAAAAGCGGGTCGCCAGTGACTCCGCCCACGATGTCAAGGTCGTTAAAGATCACAAAAAGCGCTTCTTCTTGACCGTCTTTGCCAAAAGCAACTTTCCAACGATCACCGCCATATTTCGGAACGCGCACACAGTCACCCGGCTTGCACCAGTTGCCCTCCGGCCACGATTCCATCGTATTGCGGTTTTTAAAAGCCAACGGCCCTAGTGTGATTACCTTTGCAATCTGAGTATTCCAAATCTCGGTTTCTCGCGTCTCCGTATGCAAAATGATTCCACCTTCGGAAGTCTTTTTCGCGGTACGAATCTGCACCAAAACCCGAGAACCAAACGGAATCAACCCGGGCTCTACACTCGGAAAAGCCTCATTCAACTTAGACATTTTTAAAGTTCCTCGTCTTCTTCTGCGCTCAGAAGACCATTGATGTAATTAATCGCGGCCTGCAACCCGGCGTAAGTGCCCACTGCCTTGCCATATTCAAAACGAGCATCCTTACCTTCTAGTTGCCGCTTCATCGCATCGTGTGCAACGCGAGCCTTGGCCAACTCCAATTCGTCAATTAATCGCTCAATCATGCGTTTTTCTTACCCTTTGTCATCATTGCGGGCGTTGCCTTCGGGTCGCCCTTGACACCCTTTGACTTGTCAACCATGCCCTTCTTCGGGCCACCGTTCACCATTTTCTGACCCGACACACTCATACCCATCGCAAGCATCTTGTGCTGGTTCATGTAGTCATTTGCCATACGTCACCTCTAAGGATTGATACCCGTTCCTGTTGAAACACCAACTCTTTCGCCTGTAACCGCTTCCATCGCGGCAATCTGCTTCGCCGTATCGTTGTCTTCGCGGTTCATCACCAACTTGACATCCAGTTCCGCTGCCTGACGGTTGTCGAGTCGCTCTTGCTTGAGCATCTCACGCTGCATGTTGTCTTGCTGACGCTGCATAGCCTGCTGCTCTTCGCGCTGGAGTTTCGCCGCTGCCAACTGCAACTCAGCCTGCTTGACCTGAATGTTCGCTTGATCGGCAGACGCTTTGCGCTGCACTTCTGCCATTTGCGCAGCCACTCGCGGATCTTGCGGCATGTTCTGGCCTGCCATCTGCTGCATCATGCCCATCGCCTGCTGAACGATCTGCGGGATCGCGCCAAACGCCCGCGCTGCATCCGGCACCACTTTCTGGCTGGTCGCTGCCAAAAGCTGATCAAACTCGCGCTTGACCTCGGGTGCTTTGACCTTCTGAAACTCGCTGATGTCTTGGCCCGCTGCCGAAGAAGCCACCTCAAAAACATGCGTGGCGTACCACAGCACAATGTGCTCTTTGATGTGATTCATTATGGCCGGAATGAACTGCGGGGCCATCAACATCGAACTTCCCAAAATGGGAGAAGTCAGATAGTCCAAATGCACCTGCAAGTGCGCAAGGTGATCCTGCTCGGGGAACGCCGATACCGGGCGACCCAAACTCGCCGCGACGTTTTCGTTAACCGCATTCATCTCCTTCGGCTTCGGAGCCGGGAGCAATAGATCCTTGGCATTTGGGATCTTGAGCTGCGCCAGAATGCGCTCTTCCACTTTGCGCAAATCGTAAATCTGCGGCAACGCCAACGAACGCTGGGCAATTGCCTGAACCTGCGCAAACCGCTGTGCCTCAGAGAAGATATTCGGATCAGATACCGGCACAACATCAACCGGTCCTTCAAAGTCAGAACGCTTGACCAGCAACTCACCGGTCTCGTTCTTGACATCTGCATCGTCCAGATACATCGCGTTGATCCGATGCAGAACCCGCAGCATCCGACCCATCGCATCGTGCAACCGCGCATGAATGGCACTAAAGACCACCATGCCTTGCTCCACTCGCGCCAATTGCGTCCCCACAGGCACGTTCGCGCTGGAGTCCGTCATCTCCTCCATGGTGGTGCGCACGACGTTCTTGCCCGCGTCCACCAAAAAACCCAACAACGCAAAAAGTACTTGAGACGGCTGGTTGAACGGCAACGGCATCGCGATCTTGCGAATATCGTCGCTGAACGCACCGCCCTCAATCTCTTTCACCTCGGTCGGATCAATGCGCTCGGACTGACCGCCCTCCCGGCCACCCTTTAGCTTCAACATGCCGGGAAAATTCGCAATGTGCGCAGAATCCAATAGCGCCCGCAAAGCCCCCGTCGCCGCAGCCGAAATGCCGCCAATCATCTGCGGAATGCCAATCGGGTACGCCCCGCGCCACGGCACAAACGGGAACTCAATGATCCACTGCATCTCTTCAAGCGTTGGATCGTCTTCTTGCCAGTTGCGATAAATGCTAAGAACCTTACCCGTCGCCTTGTCAATCGACAGAATGTACGGCGCTAATCCGTATTCCTCTTCAAGATCCACAATCGCGTAAATCTCAAAGATCTTCCGCAACCCGTCCGTGTCATACGCCTGCGCGTCACGGCCCTCAATCTTGTCGTTCGCTTTCTCAGATTTGCTGACATCCGGGTCCGCCGTCGTCGGCGCAAGATCCACATCCCGGTACATCCCGCTACGCACGCGCTGCAAATACTCAATCTGCGTCACATACTGAACGTGCGTCTTGCGCTCAGCCGAATAAAAGTTCGTTGCCGCAAACGGCAGATACACATCGTCAATCGCTACAAACAACGGCACCGGACGCTTCTTGTTCGCATCCCATGTCAACTTCAAATACTGCGCGCCACCGAGCGGCACCTGCGTCAACAACTGCTCCAACTCCGCCCGAAACTCCGGCATCTGCTGGGTCAACTGCCAATTGAAGTAATTCGTTTTGCGCTGCGCTTTGGCAACCTTGTCCGGCGTCTCTTCGCCTATGATGTAGTCTTTAACGGGTCCCGCTGCCGGGAAAAGCTCCTTAATAGCGCGGGCAGAGAAGTCCACGCAGACTTCAGTGAGCATGGGGTGCACAACCCGACTTGCGCCCTGAAACTGAGCGCCGCCCGGTGCATCATCTCCCAATCCCGTCCGCCTAAGCCCCTCTTCGTACTGCTCATCGCGCTTCTTTCGCGCCTCTTTGTCACGCTCAATTAACCCCAAAAACTCTTGCGCAATGTCATCCATCTCGCCTTCTGGCAACTTTTCAGCCAAATTGGCGTAAAACTCGGATTCCGCAGCCGGAGTGATGACCTCCTCCTCTAAAACCACTATCGCACCACCGTCTTCGGTGTCTTCTACGTCCAAAATCTCTTCTGGAAGCTCAAACATCTCGCCCAAGTCTTCTCGGGCCTCTTCCATCGGGTTTTCGTTCTCAGATGCCATAGGGG